TTGTTAACTAGTTTTTTAGCATATCTTGTCATTATACCTTTAATTGGTGTAAAGTTGAATGGATTATACATCGTTGGTGTTAGTTGTAATGGTACATATGGCGCGTAGATATAACCAGTATCTAATAATGATGTTCCTTTGTGTCCCATTAACACTTGGTTTGCTGGGAAGTAAGGGTCACGATACACTTGGTAACGACCTGCTAATGTTCCAACTCTTTCAATACCCATGTTGTATTGGTCTTGGTCTGGAGATGCATTTGATACGTGGAAATATTCCAAATCATCAAAAATTGCACTAACTTCAGAAGAAACAACAATCCAGTTTGCACCACCTCTCAATGTTGATTTGTGGATTTGTGCAGATACTTGGTTAATAGTTGTGATTAATGTTTGATTCCAATCTTTCTGTGTATAAGGGATAGCGTTTGTACCCAATCTCTTCCAACCATTGTAATCCCAACGTAAGTTCCAAGCAGCACCTTTTCTAAGGTCTCTTAGAATTTCTCTATCAATTTCTGCCGCAATTTGCTCTGATAATAAAGCAGTTAATTCTGCTTCAGCATCAATGTTATGGAATGCAGCAACGTCTTGTGCCATTTCTGGTGACCATTGCGCTCTTAATTTTCTTTCTGTAACTGAAACAGTAACTGATTGTAAATCAAAAGAAACTTCACCAATTTTATCTTCAAACTCAAGGCTTTTGTAAATCCTATAAGTTGCAGTAAATGCACTAGCAGTTGCACCAGATGCAACAGTGAAACCACTGTAACCATCTAATGAAGTAGCACCAACAGTTGCTGGTGTTTGTAAATCAACTTCAAGATAAACAATACCATCTGGTGTTGATAAATCATTATATGAACCACCACCTGTACCTGAACTTGGGAATGTTAATGAAACATCTGAACCATACTGAACAAGACCTTTAGCATATTTTTGAGTAACAACTCTAAATAATAATGGATTTGTAGTAAGACCAGAAAATTTATCAGTAGATTTAGCAGTAACAGTTAAACTAGCCAAGAAACTTTCATTATCTATTGGATGTCCATCAGGTCCAATTAATTTACCTTCACCTGTACTTGAAAATCCAGACATAGCTAATAAAACTTTTCTATATTCACCAGTAGTATAAGCACTAACTGCTAAATTTGAACCATCCCAAACAACAGTTCTAACTTCTGCTGTCATTGCACTATACTGACCTTTTGAATAATCATAAAGGCCTTCTGGGTTTAAACTTGGCTCATTACCTTCATAAAACCTATCATATAGATTTTTACCAGCATTAGCTCCACCATAACCAGAAGTTGGTGTTTGATCATTAGCAGCAAGAGGTGCACCATAAGGTGAATAATGTGCACCAGCCACACCACCAGCATTTGCTTCTTGGATTTGAGGTACAAAGAAGAATAATTTACCAATAGGTAAGTTCATTGCTTGTACAGAAACAATATCATTTGCCAATAATTTAGAGAATACTCTCCTAACAATTGGGAAAACAACTGTTTCAAACGCACCAGTATCAGATGTACTAGCAGCTTCGTTAATAAGATATGATGCTTGGTTTTCATATAACTGTGCAACATTCTCTTTTAAATGACCTTTTAAGCCTTCAAGGAATCCTAATTTATTCCATTTGTTAATTGTATCTTCTTTGATAACTTTTAGGTGTTTCAACCCAATATTACCAACAAGACCTGATTCTAATAATGCTCCCATTTTCTATTTTTTTTTATTTAATTTATTAACCTAATTTACCCATCAAATCCTTCATCCTCAAAAATTGAGGGTTTTCATAAGTTTTTGATTCAATTAAGTTAGCTGATGAACCTGTTGACGCAACATTTGAAATCTTACGGTTAACAGACTCATTTAAAGACGAATTTGAATCTTTTGATAATTCATTGTTAATAGCAGAATACAAGTTTTTAGATTCTTGTAATGTCTGAATATTATCAAATCGTCTTAAAATGTTTATTTTTTCTTTTTTAGTAGTTGAGTGTTCAGTAAACAATCTTGTTGCATATGCTAAATTAGCATTGAATACTGCAACATCATTTAGTTTCTCTCTAAAAATGTTTAATGATTTTTTATAATCATTATTTGTTTGTTTTAATTCAGAAACTTGGTTTTCCAGAGCCTCTAAATGTAAATTTCTATTTGGTGTTACGCCTTTTCTAAGACCTCTACCTGCTTTACTTCCCATTCCGTAAGTTCTTGATGCTTCTTTGGTTTCTTGTTTTTTACCAGTTGTAACTTTTTTCATTTTCCCATCAACATTTGCTGCGGATTTGTCATAGTTAAATTTGGCTTTACCTGTTCCCATTTTTTTAGGACCCTCTTTCATTTTTTCATTAAAACCGTTTTTAGCCATCTTGTACTTAAATTTGGAAGTCTTTTTAGCCTCACCTAAATAATTATAATTCTCTCCAACATTACCATCACCACCATTTAAACAACCTTTTTCTTTCAAGTAATCATATACATCAGAAATAGTTGCTTTTGGATTTTTGGCTAAATAATCTGAAGTGCTAAAATTAGAACAATCAAAATCTTCATCATCTTCCATTTCATAATCATCATCTTCCATTTCATCTTCGTCTTCCATCTCATAACCATCATCTTCTACATCAAACTCTTCTTCGTCTTCCATTTCTATTTCATAAATAACATTGCTATGTTTATTTGCTTTTTCAAAAATTTTATCAATTGTTGATTGCGTATCATCTTCTTCTAATTCTGCATCATAATCTTCTTCGTCTTCCATATCCATATCATCCTCATCTTCCATATCATACTCCATATCCATATCATCCTCATCTTCCATATCATCCATATCATCCTCATCTTCCATATCTGAATCAAAATCTTCTATTTGTTCTCCTAGTCTTATTAAATATTCATCACCATCATCAGTTAATGAGATATCATTACCATCTTTTGATATAATTATACCATCTTCATCATCCATTGCTTTAAATACTTTTAAAAGTTCACTTTGTGATGCTCCCCTCATATCAATAACATCATCCTCCATATCCATATCATCTTCCATATCCACATCATCCTCCATATCCATATCATCCTCCATATCTATATCATCCTCCATATCCATATCATCCTCCATATCCATATCATCCTCCATATCTAAATCAGTTTCATCATCTTCAATATCTTCTTGTTCATTTAAAGATTCTTTAACCAACTCTTCGATTTCTTCCTTCATTGTTGAAGAAAGTATTCCTTTTGCGTTTTCTGCAAGCACATCTTCAATTTGTTTCATTTGAATTAGCGCTTCTTCTACTAAATTTTTTTCAGGTTGCATAATTTTTATTTATTTTTATTATAAATATATCAAAAAGTAAAAAAGTTACTGATTATCATTATTTTTTAAAAAATAAAAAACCCCTAACATTATTTATGCTAGGGGTTTACGATAAAAGTTATTTGTTTTAAACAAAAACCTCATCAATTTTTGATTCTGAAACTGCTGTTATTCTCCAATCTTGGGAAAAGTTTTTATACTTTTCTGTAACTTTTGCTTCAACATCTGTTACAGAATAACCTTTAACTAATTTCTCTTCTCTTACTTTTTTCATTTTACCAGTATTCTCATCAGGTAGAGAAAAAGTTAATCTGGCAACAAAGAATTTTTCATCCATAGGTATTGTTTTTTATTTGTTTGTATAAATATAGTTGTTTTTTTTGTAAAATCAAATTTTTTAATCTCTAATTATTGACCCTTTTATAAATCCAGGTTTAATCATTTTTCTTAATTCTTGATTTGAATATTTTTCTAATACTGTTTTTCTTATATTCAAATTACCATCAACTTTCAATCCTTTTGGTAATAAGGTTATTTTTGTGCCAAATAAATCTAAATTGCCACCAACATACAATCCTTTTGATAATGAAGTTATTTTTGTATCAGATATGAACAAATTACCACCAACATATAAATCATTAGGTAAGGAGGTTATATCCTCTGATAAATACAAATTTTCACCAACTTCCAATCCTTCTGGTAATGATTTTATTTTTGTTCCACTAATGGCTAAATTACCCCCAACTTTAAAACCTTCTGGTAGTGAAGTTATTTTAGTACCTCTTAAAAATATTGAACCATCAACTTTTAAATCTTTTGGTAATGAGGTTATTTTTGAGGCAATCAAACTCAAGGAACCCCGAACTTCCAATCCTTCTGGTAATGAGGTTATATTTGTACTCATTAAATCTAAATCACCCCCAACTTTTAATCCTTCTGGTAATGAGGTTATCTTTGTTTTAGCTAAAAACAAGTTACGACCAACTTTCAATCCTTTTGGTAGCAAGGTTATGGCTGAACCAGCCAAATACAAATCACGCCCAACTTGTAAATTTTCTGGTAATGAGGTTATTTTTGTTTTCTTTAAATCCAAATCCACACCAACTCTCAACCCTTTAGGTAATGAGGTTATTTTAGAACCGTGTAAAAGTAAAATACCACCAACTTTTAGGTTATTTGGTAATGAGGTTATATTTTTATATTCTAAATCCAAATCCCCTTCAACATTTAAATCTTCTTCTGTTAATGGTTCATTAAATTTTAATTTCCACATTAAACTTCCTTTAAATTTGGGTGATTTATTTTCCTTTGATTCAAGAAAATTAAATATTTTTTTTAATGTTTCTTCTTTCATTTTAATATATGTTACCTATATAGCCATCTGGTTTTACCATGTTTAATATTTTCTCATCTGACATTCTTCCTAATGGTGTGCCACCAAGCCATATATTACCCCGAACTTTTAAATCTTTTGGTAGGGATTTTAAATTTTCACAATCTTGTAACTGCAAATCACCACCAACTCTTAAACCTTTTGGTAATTTTTTTATTGGTGTGGCATTTAACAATAAATTACGTTTAACATATAACCCTGCTGGCAATTGTTCTATGTCTTCCCCTTGTAAATCCAAATCACCTTTGACATATAATTGTTCTTTAGTAAAGGGGATTTTATTCATCATTTTCCATTTTATGGATAATTTTTTTTCATTTACTTCAAGGAAATTAAATATGTTTTTTAATGTTGCTATTTCCATTTTATTTTAAATAATTATCAAGTTTATTCATTAATTTTAATATATTATTTGAGGGGTCAATTTTCTTTTCTTCTTCCAATTTCTCATCATACTTATGTCTATCTTCCTTATTTGAGAATAGGTATGCCCCGGGTGTTGATGGTGATGAAACCAAATCAAAACAAATCAATTCAAAATCATCTTGAACCTCATTTTTCTCCCCAACTTTTTTAAGTGATCCAACCCCCCTAGAACTAATTCCTAGGCTCACTCCTTGCCTCATTAGATTTGCGGCAACATCACCCTTGGTTGATACAACACCGCTATGGTGAAAGCCAGGAGAGGTTAATAGCAATAATTTACCCATTAGTATATTACCATCCCACCAAATTTCTGTTATTAAGTGGGCAACTCTATCTAAGTCAATTAAGGATGATTCGGGGTGATTTAATTCAGACGTAGATAAACCCTTTTCAATAATTTGCTTGTATCTTTCAGCCTCCCTTCTTAATATTTTTTCGGGATATGTTCTACCATTTCTATTTGGTACATCGTGCTTTTGCAATACAGCATAAAATTCAAAA